ACATCATCACTGACCCGGACGATACCGATCAGCCCTGGTACTACCGGCGCGTGTGGGTAGCGCGAACCTTTGATATTGAGACTGGCCAGATCACTACGCAAGGCCAGGAATGCTATCACCCGGCGCTGAACTTCGAGCCAGACGTGAAGCCCGCGATGATCAACCAGAAGCCTGTTATGTGGGGCGTCGCTGATGGGTTCCCATATGTTCCGATCTACCACCGGAAGTGCGGTGGTGTCGCCAAGTGGAACTTTGGCTGCCCGATGATTTATCCGGCGATCGACTGGGCGAAAGCGGCGCGGCGGTTTCTGGAGGCGTGCGCCACAGTCAAGCAGGCGCTTGCGACGTTTGCGATGACTGTACAAACCAAAGGCGGGCAGCAAGCCATCGAAGGACTGAAGCAGCAGCTCTCGACCACGGTCGGGCCGCAAGCGGCCATCTGGGACACGAACCCGACGCCGGTCAATGCGTCGACCTTCGTCAGCGGGCCTGGCACGGAGCTGCAATTCCTGAATCAAACCGGCAAGGGGGGTGATCCCGAGGAAGTGCGTCGCTTTCTGCTGATGTGCTGCATGGTGGTGGGTGTCCCTGAGACGTTCCTCGCCGACGTGAGCACCGGCAACTTGGCGACCGCGACGACGCTCGATCGACCGACTGAGCTGGTGTTTCTCGAGAAGCAAGAAGCGTGGCGCGAGGATCTGACCGTGATCGCGCAGTACGCGCTGCAAGTGTCCAAGGGCGCCGCAAAGGGGAAGCTCAAAGAAGCGCTCGACAGGCGCAACGTCAGAGTGTCCGATGTGATGATCGGCGAAGCGGCGCGCGTGATGGGATTCAACGGGCGGCTGAAGTACGTCGAAGCCAAGAAGCCCAACCCGAAGCAGATCGAAGTAATGGTGACGTTCCCGGCGATCCGCGAAGGCGACATTCCGGAGATGATAACTGCCATAGCAGCGGCAGGAACGCTCGGGAACAAAAATGGCTCAATTATCGGCATCGACGCGAAACAGCTCATCTTGTTGCTCTATCGTACCCTCGGCGTGGAAAACGCCGAAGAGTTAACGGAGGAGATGTACCCGAAGGGCGAGTACGATCCTGATAGAACTCAGGAAGAGCCAACACCTGCGCCGGTTGCACCGCCAACGCAGCCGGGCGCAACGAATCAGCCCCAGAGCAATCCGACCAGCGCGCCCGGCCAGGTAGATGCGCAACCGCTCGGCGATTCGATGCGCGAAGCTGTGAAACTACGAAGCGCGATCGAGAAGCTGCTGGCACAGCACGCGAAGGCGAAGAACGGGGTCGTTCGTGTTTAAGCCGTTGCTAATCCTCGCCGTCTTTGCTGTGGCGTATGTGGCGCTCGATCTGATCGGGATGAGCAAACGGCGGCGTTGATGCTAAATTCACACGAGCCTGACGAGTGCTGTAGCGACGCCATAAGCAGAGCCCTGCGCAGCGGTGCTCTCGATGAAGCCATGTCCTGGACCTGCGATGAGTGCGGAACTGAATGGCGTCCGGTGATTCACGGCAAAGCGATCCGGCACTGGGCGCCGATTCCGTACGTCGCCATCGTGCGCGCGGTATAATTGCGCAAGTATGAAGGCGTATCTGATGCGGCATTGTCTGACGGACGTTGGTCCGCAGATGGACGCTGATCGTGAACTCGACGAAACGGGCGAAGCGCAAGCGCAGGTCATGCGCAAGTTCGCTAAACGCGCCCAAGTCAATCCCGACATCATCATCTCCTCGGACTTCGCTCGCGCTCACGACACCGCCAAGATCATGCAGCGCGGCTCGACGCTGATCATCACGACGCTGCTGTTGAGACCCGTTGGCGACCAATCGAAAGCATGGAAGTTCATCGCGAAAGAAGTCGGGAAAGTCAAGAAGGACCCGGATGAAGGCGCAACGGCTGTTCTGATCGTGACGCATGGCCCGCTGATCCAGTCGTTGCTCGCGGCTGTGGCCCAAGGGTTCCTCGACGAGCGCTGGATGTTCCACCACGGCGCGATTGCCTACTGCAACACGCACGAAGGGCGCTTTCGCTGGTACGTCAATCCGAAGCTCGCCGCGCACCTGGTGGGCGAAGATCCGAAGGAAGTCGAGGACCCGGTCGGCGAGAGCGATCCGATGGATTGGGAACAAAACGGCCTTCGTGATTATGCTCAAGCTATGGTGCGTCTCACCGAAAACCTGATGGCTGACGCGCGACGCTCCACCATTGAGCCGCTGCGCAACCAGATGCGTACCGCTGTCACGATGCGCTGGAAGAAACAAGCACGGCGCGTTCGCAAGGCGCTGCGAAGCCACACCGTCGAAGACGCGATGACCACCAGCGCGGTACTGGCGCAAGTGATCCCATTTCACGATGCCTTTTTCACCAAGCACCATAACCGCATCAAACGCGATGCCTACACTGCCGGCACGCAGCATGCGGCCGCACAACTGGGCGTGAACTTCGGCGGCGCCGTTCAAGGCATCGAAGCCAGCTCTGCACAAACAGTCAAACGCAAGCCGGTGATCCCGACACCGGACGATCAGAGTATTAGCAACGACGGCGACGACTTGGAAGATCAGCTCGACAAAACAACGGTGGACCGTGCCCACACCGCCATGATGGGGATCGACCCGTTCACCGTTGCCGCTGCTACCGCCGCGATCGGGCTGCTGTTCAAGGGCTTCACTGATCCAGGCGAAGGCAAACTCAGCCGAGCCGACACCGTCGCGTTGCAGACCGTCTCTGACGGTTACCACGGCGGCGCGAAGGCGACAGCGAGCGAAGTCGCCGACGCCGGCATGGTAGTTGAGAAGATGTGGGACATCGGTGCAGCGGCTTGCGAGATTTGCGAAGCGAACGGCGACGAGGGCTACATCCCAGAGGACGCGCCGCACGATTCAGGCGATTACGAACCTCCCGCCCATCCCAACTGCGATTGCAGCGAAGTTTACCGCACGGTTGCCGCAAGCGAGGAAGAGTAGTACAATCCGCGCATGACCGTTCACACCCTCGGCGACATCGTTGGCCCTGTGACAGCGCCGCTAACACCGGACCCGACCCTCACGGCAAAGTGGATCTTATTCCTCGCTACTGGCACAACTGGCGCAGTAGTGTGCGGACTGGGCGACACTGCTGGGGCAGTGAACGGTGCGCATCTTCAGCCGACCGTGCCGGTGCTTTATCCGCCCAACCCCACCGATGCCACAGATGTCTACCAGCTCTCGCAGATGCACGCATACGTGCCAGCCGGGACGACCCTCACCGTGACCTACGGCAGCTAAAGTCTACGTAAATGTTTCCCGTGGAACCTCTGGCTTTGAGTTCTTGACGATTTCGAGCGCAGTGTAGCCACTCATTTCGCCTTCGCCTATCCGCTTAAAAGTCGCCGTAAGATCGTCTCTAAGCGCGTTGTACCCCTGTAGAAACGACTTTATGTGCGATCGCTGCTTGGAAGTCAGGCGGTAGCCGCGCATGTACTCGGCATGGCATTCCTTGCAAACGCGCTGATCGGGGCCGCGCACCGGGCGTTTATTGCAGGTTGAGCACGTCATCCACTAGATATTACGTGTAACGGATACCAACCGCAACCGGTAGGGGTTAACATGCCTACATTCTGCGATGAAGCTCACCGAAGCTCAGATCAAGGCGTTTCTCGCTGTCGAAGCTGCGACCGATCTATCCCATTCCGACATTCACAAGGCCCTCAACGATCAACTGAACGATCTACACCCGAACGATTACGCCTGCGTGATGGACGTGTACGGCGATGACAGCTCGGGCGACGTCGTCTATCAGCACCAGGGGCAGGTTTACAAGGCGCCCTACACGCTCGGCACGTCGAACGGCAAGCGCACGGCTGAGATCGACGAAGACTCGAAGCTCAATGTGGTGCCGCGCACGGTCTACGACGAGGAAGCTGATGACGATGACAGCTACGCCTCGATGGAGTCGGACAGCAAAAAGGCGAAGCTGTACACCGGACTACCGACCTACGAGCGGTTCATCTCTAAAGCTGAACGCAGCGGCGCAGACGAAGGCAGCTTCGCCGGCAAGGGCAAAAGCTTCCCGATTCTGAAGCCAGGCGACGTGATGGCGGCGGTTCGTTCGATGGGCCGCGCGGGGTCCGACAACGTCGGAACCAGCACGCTCAAATCGAACATCATCAAGATCGCCAAAAAGAAGGGCTGGTCGAAGTATCTGCCGAAAGCCTGGCAGGGCGCGAGCGAAAGTTCTGCCACCAACGACAACGGGAAAACGACCGAAGCGCTACACAACGCCAAAGGCGAGCTCGTGCTGGTGGAAGCCGCCGCGACACTCGATGTCATCAAGCTCGTCGAAGCCAAGGCCGATTACGAGATCAAGCTCATCGCCCCAGGCAAAGGCAGCTCGGCTTTCTATCCCAAGGAAGTCTTGCAGCGCGACGGGCCGAAGGTGTTCAAGGCCGGCACTCACGTCTACCTGAATCACCCAACCGCCGCTGAAGAAGCCGCGCGGCCGGAAGGCGATGTGAAGAACCTGGCTGGCGTGCTGTCCACCGACGCCGCCTACAGCGAATCGGACGCCAAAGGGCCGGGCCTGTACGCTCGCATGAAGGTGTTCGCCGATCACGCGCAGACGGTCGAAGCGAAAGCGCCGCACGTGGGCATGAGCATTCGCGCGTCGGGCAAAGCAGAATCACGGCAGATGAAAGACGGTCTGCCGGTGTTGACGGAATTGACGAGCGCCGAAAGCGTCGATGTTGTGACGCGCGCCGGCGCCGGTGGAATGATTTTGAGCGAGAGCGCCACGAGAGCCAATCTATTGGAGGTTGAGAACATGACGGCTGCTGAGATTAACAAGCTGATCGAGTCGGGCGTAAGTGCTGGCGTTCGCAAAGCCACACTGCCCGAAACGGGACGGCGAGAAGGGCTGGCGCTCCTCGAAGGCGTCAAGCTACCTGACCTCGCCAAGACGCGCATTGTGGAACGCGCCGTCAAGACGCTCGACCTCGACAAAGACTTTGACGCCAAAGCCTTTGGCGAGACGATCGCCAAGGAAGCCAAGGCGGAAGCTGAGTACCTCACTGGCGTAATGCCCGGCGCTGGCCGCGTGTTCGGCATGGGCGCGGCACCGATCGAGATCAAGCCCAAGGAAGCCAAGCGCCAAGCCAAAGAGCTGAAGGAAGCACGCAAGGAGACTGTCGACGTCTTCGAGTCGCTGATGTTCGGCTCGCACGCCGCTTTCGGCGACGAGTCCGCAGAGAAGCGGGCGCGCCAAATGGCGAAACTCGCGACTCAGGGAAGGGACATGGTGGCCTAAGGTGCAGAATCAATACCTCACTGGCACGCCGACCAGCCGGCGCTTTTGTGCGTGCCCGACCACCGTCAAATCCGGCAACGCTGTGCTACTCGGCTCGATCCCGGCCGTCGCCTTGGACGATTACCAGGCGAACGAAGGCGGAACGACCTTCCTGCTCGGCGGCTCGTTCCTGCTGACCGTGGTGGCTGAAAGCGGTTCGCCGCTCTCGGGCCACCAGATCAACCCTGGCGACAAGCTGTACGCCGACGGCGGGACGATTGATCCGACGACGAACGTCACGACAGGTTTCACGCTAACCGCGGACGCCACGTACGGAACGTTCTTCGGTTACCTCGACCCGAACGGGCCACAAGCGGCGATCCTGTCGGGCGTGACGAACACCGCAGCGCCGGTGCTGTTGGGAATGGGAGCCTAAGCCATGAAAAAAGTTCAAGTTTCCGAGATGGGTGGCCGCGAAGCCTATCAATGGGGAACACCCGTAGCGGCTCACAAGTCGATGGAAGGTTTCGACCTGATGGTGCAGCGGCGCTTCGAGATGCCGCGCATTCGCGATGCCGCCCGGCTCTACGCCGACGTGCTCGAAGGCCGCGAAGATCCGCTGTTCTTCCGCGAAGCCATGAAGCCGACCAGGGGCGTGTTTTTGCAGTACCTGGCTGAGAAGTACCCCGGCATCGTCAACCCCGATTTCAGCGATCGCAGCGGCCGCGTGGGATTGCGCGAAACGATGTCGGTCACCGACTACCAGGCGCTCTTCGTGGACGTGCTCGATCGTATCTACTACGGCTTCTACAACGGCTATCCGATTGTAAACAAGCCGCTGGTCAAGGTACACCCGCTGCGCGATTTCCGTATCGTCTCGCGCTACCTGCTGGACGGCGTTGTGACGCCGTTCACGGCGATGGATGCCGCCGCACCGCCAACGCAGCGCGCCCTGATCGGGCCGAATCCGCAGGACGGCTCGCCTGCCACCAGCAACGCGCCGTTGCAGTACCAGCCTGAGCTGTATCAGGCGATGACTTCGGTTAACTGGCGCGCCTTCGTTAATGATGACCTGGGCATCTTCCGCGACCTGGCGAACCGCTTGGCGCTGGCCGGCAATCGCGGCATCAGCAAGTTCATCACGAGCTTGTTCTTCGATTCCAACGGGCCGAACGCGCTGCTCTATGCGCTCGATTACCACAACATCATCAACCGCGCGAACGGCGCCGCGTCGAACAATCCGGCGCTGTCGATTCAGGGCATCCAGGATGCGCTGAAGGTGCTCGCCAACATGCGCGACTCCACCGGAGACCCGATTCTTATCACCGGTACCATGTACCTCGTGCACGGTCCTTCGCTCTACGCCACCGCGAAGAACCTCATGAACCAGATCAGTAACTGGATTCAGACCGAGGGTGGAACCGGCAACACCCAAGGCTTCCCGACCCAGTTCTTGCAAACGAACAACTGGGCCATCCGCGACATGACCCCGATCCTCGATCCGTATATCCCGATTGTGGTCACCGGCGCCGCCTCGACTTCGTCCTGGGCGATCGTCGTAGACCCCAATTCGCAGAACCGTCCCTGCGTTGAGGTCGGCTTCCTGAACGGCTACGAGACGCCGCAGATTTACCAGAAGCTGCCCAACACACAGCGTATGGGCGGCGGCGTCGATGCCATGATGGGCGACTTCTACAGCATGGATCAGGATATGAAGATCGTCGGGGTGTTCGGCGGCAAGCAGATTGACGGCCGCTCGACTGTCGCTTCCACTGGCTTGGGGGTTTAACAGATCCCTGACATGAGACGCCGCTCGTTCAGTTCCGGGGGGAGGTGGCGAGCGGCGATCTCAGTCCTGATTGCTCTCATGGCGAACGGCACTTTCAGTTTCGGGCCTTCGAGTTCTCCTCCCACCCTTAATCCGCCGATCGATTACATCCGTGGCCTGATCTCTGACACTCAGGAGTTCGCGCTGGACGGCGTGACGCCGATCTACATCTTCAGCGATCAGGAAATCCAGATGTTCACGCAGATGCAGTCCGCTGCGTTTGGCTGGCAATCCGCGCAACGCTACTCGCCGCCTGCCGGCATGTTCATGCCGAGCGCGCCTGTCAACTACCTGCGTATCGCGGCGACCATGCTCACGGCAGTCGCGGCGAACAAGAGCCGCCTAGCTTCGATCCAGCAGCTACTCGATGTGAAGATGAACTCCGCGCTCGCCGCCCAGGAGATGCGCGCGACGGCGCAAAGCTACCTCGACATGGACGACAACTCTGGCGCGGTAGCGATTATCGAATCGTGCAACGACTACTTCAGCTTCCGTGATCGCTTCTGGAAGCAAGTCCAAAGGCAGAGCGGCGCGTAATGAACCAAAGCCTCAGCTACGAGTTCGCGAATGTGATGCCGCAAGTGCTCGAATCGGGCATCTTCAACGTCACCGCGTCGTTCTTCGATCGCGTCGGCGGCGCCAATCCGGTTGCCGACTCAATGGGCCAAGTCAACCAGACGCAGGTGCCGGTGGCCGGCTTGCAGAACATCACGGCGATGTTCAGTGTCGCGCGGCTGAGCAATCTCATGCTGCCCGGCGAAGGTATGCGGGCATCGAACAGCTACGAACAGAATCCGACTTTCCACCTGCTCTTGCAGGGCTACTTTCCGGCCATCCTGCCGCGCTTCACGGTTCAGGTTTCCGGTGATCCGAGCGTGTACGAAATCACGCCCGGCACAGTCCAGAGCGATTCGCAGCAGCGCATGACGCGCTGCAAGCTGCGGAGGTACTCGCAGTGAGCAGTCTCATGGTCACGCTTTCGGGACTCGACACGCTGTCGCTAAAAGTGTCGTTCCTCAAGAATGCCGCCCAGCAAGGCTTGAAAGCTGGTGTGTCGGAAGCCGCTGGGCTGTTTGAATCCGCGGCCAAGGATAACGCGCCAGTGCTCACCGGGCGCCTGCGTGACGGCATCCACACCGAGACGGTCGAGGATACGCCCGAGCGCCAAGTGCTTGCGGTGACCCCCACGGTCGCCGCTGGTAATAAGTACGGCTTTGAGCCGCCCTACGCCCGCCGCATCGAGTACGGCTTCATGGGGAAGGACTCTCTTGGCCGGAACTACCATCAGCCGGCGCAGCCGTACATGCGGCCAGCCTTCGATGAGCAGCAAGCCGAAGCAGCTCAGGCCATCAAGGACGGCGTGTACGAGCAGCTCGACGCTGCGATGAACAGCTCGAGCGCGAAAGGGAACGGTTGAACCTTGAACAGCAATTCATCGCCGCTCTCAACGCCGACCCGACGTACAGCGGGCTTGTCTCAGTCGGTAACACCTGGCTCTTCCAGCTACCCCAGAACCCGAACTATCCGGCCGCCACAATCGAGCGTGTGTCAACCGTGCCGCTCTACGTCCAGTCAGCACCCGGCAACGCACAGCAAGCCGCTGTTGGCCGAGCTCGGCTCCAGTTCACCTGCTGGGTTCTCAACGTCGCTACAGCCGGCCAGATCTCCGATCAGATCGCGCAGGCTGTGCTCAGCGTCACGCGGAGCTTCAGCGCTTTCGGGAGCCCACCAACCGGCTCGCCAACCTTTCTGCTCAACAGGCGGATGGGCATCGAGCCACAGACTCAGCCCCCGCTCTTCAAGCAGATTCTCGACATTCTTTTCTGGTACCAGGACACGTAAGGGAGAACACCAATGACCGCGATTGCGATACCTGCAATAAACACCTTGCTACAGTACGGCAACGGATTGTCGCCCGAGAGCTGGACCACCATCGCCAACATCGGCGACCTGGGCGGTCCGCAGATGAGTTCGACCGTCCAAGACGTGACGAGCCAATCGACCGGGAACTATTTCCGGCAGAAGATCCAAACGCTGCTCGACATGGGTATCATCACCGCGCCGATCTATTTCGTGCCGGGCGATGCCGGCCACCAGGCGTTGCTTGAGATCTTCCTCGGACGCAGCGGCAACACCGGCAACCCGACCTATTGGCAGGTGCTTTTCCCGGTCGCTGCCGGCATTCCGCAGATCGGCTGGCAGTTCACCGGATGGCTGACGAAGTTCGCCATGAAGGAGCCCGTCGCCGGCGTGATCGAGGCCGCGATCGAGATTACCTTGACCGGGCCGCCGAACATCCCGAACGTGCCGGCGTAACCGTTATGGACCCGAGCACACTAGCGCCTGCGGCCATTGTCCAGGCGATCGCCGTATGGGTTCTTCAATGGCTCAAAAAGTCCAACTGGTTCCCCTGGCTCAATCAGAACTCGGCCACCGCCAATCGCGTGGTGGCCTTTGCGATCGCGTTGCTGTCAGCCGCTGGGATCACTTGGCACTACAACGTCACGCTAGGAACGCTCACCGTAATGGGCCTGACCGAGCAAGCCATCTGGACCGCCCTCGCCGGGTTCGTCACGAACGAGCTGGTGTACATGGGAGTGCAGATCAAGGCTGCGAGTGTTCTGGCTCCGCCAGCGCCAGTACCGAAGTCCTAGTACCTTGGTTCCATTGGTGCTATGATTGCTGTCAATCATGGAACCACCCATCACCGACCCCGTAAAATATCCGAGCATCACGCTCGGCGATCCCGACGTCAGCTATCCGCTGCGCTACCGGCACAAGGACATCGTGTCGCTGTGGCGCGATCACCAGATCGACATTACGCAGCGCGTCAGCGGCATCGAAGCCATCGAGCGCATGCCGGCCATCATCGCCGCGGGCCTCGCTCACCTAAAGGGCGGTCCAACCTTCACTGAAGTGAAAGAGCACATCGAGAACCTGGACGTGGGCGAGATCGCGGTCTACAGTCTGGCCGTCATGCAGGCTCAAAAAAAAGTTTCCCCCGCAGCGCAGAGCGCGAGCCAGGAAATTCAAAGACAGGTGGAAGAGAGCCGGAATCCTCCGGCTTCCAACACGATCAATTAGCGTTCGAGGAGCACTGGCTATTCATGGAAGCCGAGGCGGTGGTGGACATCGGGCTATCGCGGGCTGAGTTCTGGGAGCTCACGCCGCGACAATTCCAGACCTTCCGTGATCGCTACGCCGACCGTGAGATCCAACATGAGCGCCGTACTGGGCTGCTGGCTGCCTTGTATGCCAATGCTCACCGCGACCAAGGTACACGCTCTGAGCCTTTCACTGTGGAGGACTTCGCGCCGGCGATACGCGGCACCCGAGCGCAACCGGTCGAGCCGCCGTACGAAGGGCCGGCGATTCTCAAGCCGTGTCCTGAGTGCGGCGTGCCGAAGTGGCGCGGCCACCTTCCCGACTGCAAGACGGGCGCGCGGCAGTTCAGCCGAGCAGTCGGCAAAGCCAGGCACATGTCCGAGAAGGCGCAGGAGAAGATCGCCAACTTCGGTAAGCCGATTGTGGAGCACAAGCGGTGAACCCAGGTGGCGGTGCTGGCGATTTAGTCATCACTGTTGGCGGTGACATATCGCCGCTTGAAGACGCGCTCGCCGGAATCCCGGAAGTCGCGCAGGAGTCCTTCGCTAGCGTCCAGGCGGCCGCCCAGGCGATCGACTGGGCTGATCTCAGTGCTGGCACTGAGGCGGCAGGCGAATCGCTGGCGAACCTCGGAGCAGCCGCGAACGCCACCGAGGGCGACTTTACTGGCGCGAGCGGCGCTCTGGAAACGGTGAGCACTGCCGCCGCCGATGCTACCACGGCTACAGAGTCCCTTGCACCAGCCCTTGCCAGTGCTGGCGAGGCTGCTCAAGAGGCTGATACCCACCTGTCCGACTTCCGCTCGGATCTCATCGAGATCGGTGAAGGTTTGGCAATCGCCGAAAGCATCAAGATGTTTGCCGATGATGCCTTGACCGCTGCTGGTGCCTGGCAGAACGCGACTATTTCGTTGACGGCTCTAACTGGAAGCGTGTCGGTTGCCAACGAAAAGATGAAAGAGCTGGAGGAGTTAGCCGCCGCCGACGCTCTGTCGATGCCGCAGGTGCTCCTAGCAGCTACTCGCATGGCTGCCATCAAAGTTCCGCTTGATCAGATGAACACCCTGATCACCGACGCGGCGGGCTCGGCAGACGTAATGAACGTCAGTTTCAGCCGGATTGTCCTACAGATGGACAATATGATCAACTCGGGCACGGTTGCCGCGACTACGCTGTCTCGCATGGGTATTTCGACCCAAGGGTTCTTGCAGGCCCTCAACTCCGTTGCGGGCCAGGGTGTCGCTGACATCAGCAATATGTCGGCCGCATTCCAACAGTTAGATAAAAGCCAGCGCATTCAGGTAATGGAAGCGGCGATGCGGAGCTTCGCTGACGTTGTTCAGCAGCGCGCCCAGAGCATCACTGGCCAGCTTCAAACTCTCGATGACGAATGGGAAGCCGTAATGAAGGATTTTGGCCTGGCGATTGCGCCAGTGACGCAGGGGCTGGTCGCGTTCATATCTACCGATGTTGTGCCGGCCATTCATGCGATGGTGACCGGCTTTTCAGAATTGCCGGCGCCAGTCCAACAGTTCGTTGTGTCGCTCGGGGTACTAGCAATCGCCGCTGGTCTGGGCGCGGCTGCGCTCGGCGCGTTTTCTCTGTCAGTGGCCGCGGTGACAAGTGAGGCCGTCGCCGGGCCGGTTATAGCCCTTGGCGCATCATTTACGGCCTTGATTGCGCCCGTGACCGCAGCCATAGGTGCGATTACTGGCCTTGACGGCGTGATAGCAATTCTCGGCTTAGAAACACTTCCTATCGTCATACCATTGCTGTTGATCGCGGCGGCCGTGTTCGCTGGCTGGCAGCTTGGCCATTGGCTGTCCGACCTGACGAACAACGTTGATGGTCTGACAGCGGCACAGGGCAAGTTGGCTGCCGAAAATGCCAAGACATCAGAAGCCTCCAATACTTCGTCGCAGACGCTCAAGGCGCTAGGCGTCTCAACGGACGCAACGGCACAGTCAAGTTCAGTGTTCTCTAAGGTCCTTGGTCAGCTTGGCGTCAACATGGATGACATCGGGCAGAAGGGCAAGATAGCCTCGGTGGTGTTGCTCAGCTTCACCGCCGCCGCGCAACAGGTAGCCACGGTCGGGCAAAACATTCAGACCAATTACGAGAACGCCGCCATGGTATTCAATGACAAGGCTAAGGCGATGGCGGCCGGTGTGATCTCGGCGACCGAGTACACCACCAACCTGGACGCTCTGAACAAGGCGCAGATGGCGGCCAATGGCGGACTGCAAGACTCCATCACCGCGCAACTGATGGCTGCGAACGCTTTCAGCCTGCTCAACGTGGCCGTGGTGAACGCGGATACCAATTTCAAGGCCGTAGCTGGTGCGTTCGCTTCGGGGCGCGCTTCGCTGTCCGAGTACACCGCAGCACTGACCGCTATGAACAAGGCGCAGATGGACGCCAATAACGGCCTGGAGCTGGCGGGAACCGCGTTGCTGCTCGCCGAGAATGCTTACCGTCAGATCCAAGTCGCAGCCACCAACGCGGCTACCAATGTGGCGGCGGTCGCCACCGCTGTTGATGCGGGCACGGCCTCATGGACCCAGTATGTCGCCGCGCTCGACGCCCTGAACAAAGCGCAGATGGACGCCAGCGGCGGCTTGCAGGATCTCGGCACCGCGATTGACCTGGCCGATGTCGCTCTGGAAAAGGCGGCGATTGATCTAGTCAACGCGCAGACGAATCTGCAAGCCGTAGACATCGCGGTCAAGAATGGAACTGCCGGTTTTCTTCAGCACGTCGCTGCGGTCAACGCGG